ATGATGTGCGCCATGTCATGCGATGATGTGCGCATCAGACGCGCACAGCCGCCCACTGGCACGCCTTTGGAATGATGGCACCGCGTGCCTCTCGCTTGAACCATCGCGCACAGCAAGCGCGCTGCCGCAGCGTCAGGCCACCCGGGCGGTGGGTCGAGACTTCGGCCGGCGTCCCTTCTACCGGCGGCCACCAAGCGGAGAAGAGAGCCAAGAATTGGGCCATTCCCTAAATAGGATTTCACCTCAATGAGCTACGCCGAGTTGGCCGATTTCAAGGCCCATGCGCGCATCGATTTCGACGATGACGATACGCTTCTCCAGTCCTATCTCGATGCTGCGACCGAGTACGTTCGCGGCTTCCTGGCCGACGATCCTGAAGCGGATAGCCCGCCTTCAGAGATTCCGGACGATGTGAAACAGGCCACGATGCTCATCGCATCGGCGTGGTATGAGACGCGGGAGTCCACCGCGCCGGACACCTTGCGCGAGATTCCGTTCGGCGCGCGCGATCTACTCAATCAACTGCGGGGTTGGACCTTCGGATGAAGCACCAGGCAGGCCGCAAGGCCACACCGCAACCAATCGCCGACGCCATCAGGACCGTTCCGCAACCTCCGAAGCATTTCCCGCCGGCAGCGAAGGCGGAGTGGAAGCGCGTCATGCCCGTACTTGTCGAGCGGCGTGTTCTATCGGTCGCGGACCTTCATGCAGTGGAGCGCTTTTGCGAGGCGGCGGCCGACATCGTCGACGCTCGCGCGGCTATCGCGCAATACGGCGCGTATGTCGAAAACAGGCTCGGTGAACTGAAGCGCAATCCTGCGTTCGCAACCTTGCGGGAGGCCACTGCGGAGTCCCGACGCTGGGCGGCGGAGCTAGGCTTGTCCCCATCGTCGCGCAGCCGTGCAGGCGTCCATGAAGATAACGACGAGGACGACGACAGCCCGTTGTCTATGTGATGACTGCCAAAAGTACATTCCCAGACTGGATATACGACGGCTCCGACATTCCAGATCCTTTCGGGTATGGCGAACGTGCCGTAAAGTTTCTGCGACGGCTGAAGCATCCGAAGTCGACGCTGCCGGGCAAGGCGTTCGTGCTCAACCCATGGCAGGAACGTGTTGTTCGCGCCGTCTATGGCCCGCGTCATGATGACGGGCGACGCATCGTCAATACCGTCGTCATGCTGCTGCCTCGCGGCAATCGGAAGACCTCGCTTGGTGCCGCGTTGGCGTTGCTTCATACGTTCGGCCCGGAGCGGATGCCCGGTAGCGAGGTGATTTTCTCCGCGAGTGACCGTAAGCAATCCGGCATCGCCTTCAAGGAAGCGCGAGGCATCGTCCAGGCCGATAAGCGGCTGGTGAAAGCGACGAAGGTTTACGACGCATTCAACAGTGCAAAGAAGATCGCTTATCCGAAGGATAGTGTTGAGCTTGAGATTATCAGCGCCGATGCTCCATCATCTGAAGGTCGCACGCCTGCCTTTGTGCTCGCAGACGAGACTCATATCTGGCGCGGTAAAGACCTCTGGACGGTCCTGACCAACGGCCTCGATAAGATCGATAACTCGTTGCTTGTCGTCACCACCACGGCAGGCCGCGGCACCGATAACATCGGCTATGAGATCATCGATCGGGCGCGGAAGATCGCGCGCGGCGAGATTATCGACCCGACCGTGTTGCCGGTGTTGTTCGAGGCGGACCCTGATTGCGACTACACCAGCGAAGATGTTTGGCGGCGCGTCAATCCGGGTAGCCCGCACGGCTATCCGTCAATTGAAGGCTTCCGGCGTCACGTCAAGCGCGCGAAGGATAATCCGACTGAGCGCAGCGGACTGTTACGTTACAAGCTCAACGTCTGGCAGGATAGCAGTTCATCGCCGTTCGTCGACATGCTGGTCTATGATGAAGGCGCGGGCGAGATCGACGTTGCCAGCCTTGAGGGACAACCTTGCTGGCTGGGCGTCGACTTGTCGTCAAGCATCGACCTTAGCGTCATTATCGCGTGTTTCCGGGATGGCGATGATTATGTCGTCCTGCCGTTTTTCTTCTGCCCGCAAGACAACCTGCGACAGCGGCAGGAAGCGACGGGCGCACCTTACCTTGATTGGGTTGCGCGCGGCTTGATCGAGGCAACGCCTGGCAACGTCATTGACTTCCGCCGTGTCGAGGAACGCATCCGCGAACTGTGCGAGACGTATTCAGTGCAAGAGATCGCGTGCGATCCGGCAATGGCGCGCAATCTCTTGAACAACCTACTGGAAGATGGACTCCCGGCGATCGAGCACAGGCAAGGCAGCTTGAGTATGATGCCCGCGATTGCCGAATTGCAGCGCGCCATCATCGGGCGGAAGTTCAAACACGGCGGCCATCCTGTGCTGAGATTCTGTTTCGCAAACGTCGAAGCGGAAAGCAATGCGGCCGGTCATATTGTCCGCTTCACCAAGCAGAAGAAATGGTTGTCGATCGATGGGGCCGTCGCGAGTGCGATGGGAGTCAACAGAGCGTCCGCGGGCGGCAGCGCGGCGACAACGTCGCTTTACGATTCAGATGATTGGCAGCAAGCCTTGGAAGGATTCAATGCATGACGACGGCGGGTGATCTGCGCGAACGAGTAGAACTACAGTCGCTTGTGACTGTGCCCGATGGCGCCGGCGGTAGTTCGCAGAGTTGGGAAACCGTTCTAACCGCCGCGGCTGCGATTAAGGTACTGAAGGCCGGCGAGGAAGTGATGCAAGGGCGGCTCGCCACTGAGCAGACCTTGGTTGTTACGTTACGATGGCAACCAGCCCTGGCCGATGCGCTGACGACGTGGAAGCTGAAAAACGTTCGCACTGGCAAGCTGTACGACATCAAATCGATCACGCCGGACGTGCGTAAGGCTTGGGTTGATATTCTGTGTCAGACGGACGTGCTGTGATGTGTTCGCTTGTATTTCAGACTGCCTGTTTTGTCGGCAGCGTGATCTTCTGGTTGCTCACGTGGAGATCGCTGCGGCGAATGTCTGTTGGCCGAGATGAAAGTTTCACCTCGAAAAACATTTCCTCGGAGCCCTTCGCGCAGACGTAGAAGGCCTTTTTAGCGGTGGCTCCGGGTGCAATCGCGGCATTTCCCATGTTGATTGAGCGCGTGGCTATTTCCTTTGGTAGTGTTGCCTTCATGGCGCTACCGCCAGCGCCATCACTCGCGAATGCGTTATCGTCCGAAATCCCGACGACATATCCGGGGTTGTTCAGTTGAACGCTAGTGAGATGCAGCGGTGACGTCGCCTTGTTGGTGATTGTTAGGGTGATGGCGAACCAGCCGTCATGGCTATGCAGTGCAGAAGCCTTAGAACTCACGTCGGGTAAAAGCTCGGCCTTGCGAGCGGCTGCTGTCTGTCGGGTTATCCAGTATGTGAGCCCAGATATGACTAGGAGGGTGGCCGCCACGATGTTCCCGACAACCGCGGGATTGTAGGACCATCCGTCGTCGCTCATTTCTTCGCCTTCACCACCATCGCCATCATTGCGCGCAGCGCCTATGACTGCGGCGCAGCAGAACTCAACACCTTCGCTATTTCAGCGAGACTTTCGGCCGGGTCGGTTGCACCGCCTAGGAGGCCGAGCAGGTTCTTCTCCCGCTCTTCATCGAGCACGGCGTGAGCGGCGGCAATCCGCTCCATCTCGCCGGCAAGCTTTCGGTATGTGTCAGCCAGCGCGGTGAACACCTTCCGCTTAGCCTCGTTCGATGCCGTCAGACTGACGGTTGAACATGCGTCGGCGTCCGCGTGTAGTTTGTCGATGTATGTCTTGATGTCTTGCATGGTAGCAACCCGAATATTCTTCGATTAGCTAAGGTTTCGATTTAACGGCTATTCCTAACTCGACCAACCGCCGAATCGCCTCGCTGCGTGACGGCTTGTCGGGCTGACGAGCTGCCCATGCGTCAATAGCGGCGCGCAACTCATCTGATGCGCGCAATCCGATCATTGGATCGCGGCCTGTAGCTGGACGCCCGCGCGTCTTTTTTGGTTTAGCCGATATTGACATTGCTGATTTTTGGTTTAGCCTAAAATACAGGCCGGAGCAAGACTGCCATCCTGCGATCCGGCCCTAACCCCAGGCACGCAAGGACATGCCCATGGCTACCTTAACCCCTACCACGACTCCACTCCCGGAGCATCTCGCGGCGGCGAGCACGAGAGAACTGATTTCCTTTTACGATTACGCGACGAGCCTCGTCGATCACGCCGGCGCGTTCATGAATCAGCCGCGATGTCAGGGGCTGCCCCGTGAATGGCTGGAGCGATCGGTTGCAGACCTATACGAGTTGGCCGATCGGATCGGTGCGGAGCTTTTGACGAGGGACGACGAGCACGATGAGCGCACGCCGCGCCTCGCCCACTATCTGCGCAATTGGTTCGAAGAGGGCGATGGTCTCGCGGTATGTTCCGTCCTTCGCGGAATTGCTGCCCGGGCTAAGGTGGGGAATGCGGCATGATGGACCTCGCAACGATTCCGGCTCGCCCCAAGCAATGGCTGATGGAGGTCGGCTCGGACAACATGGCCCCAACGCTGCGCTCCTGCGATTACGTGGCTGTGGTCGCCGCAGATGCCTATGCGTTCCCAACGCTCTACGTGCTTGAGGAACGGGGCTATCGGCGCGTGGTGCGCGCGCAGTACCTGCCGAAGGGCAAGGTGCAGATCATCTACGACAATCCGCTTTACGGGCCTCAAGAACTGAGCCTCGCCGACTTCAACGATGTGGTGATCGGTCGGGTCGTTGGGGACGTGAAGGTCCGCGAGCCTTCTTGGGATCACGTCGGAGAGCGGGTTCCGGTTTAAGGACCCCCGACCGGCATCGTTCGCGGTGCCGGTCTATTTCCTCGGCCCCACCAACAGATCCTTGGCGGGCCGCGCATCTTTCAGGATCAAGTTCGCCCATTCCTGCGCCAACTCGCGGCGACGTTCCAGGTGCCGGGCGCGGTTATAGGCACCTTCAACCTTGTCCTTCGGAACGTGCGCCAACATCAGGTCGATAATCGGCTTGTCGGCGGGGAATCGCTCATTCATCACGCTGGAGAACGTAGCCCGCCAGCCGTGTGGCACATGGCGATGATGATACCCGGCGCGGTTCAATAGATACCCGATGGCGTTCTCTGACATTGTCTTGTGGGCGTGGCGGGTGTTGGGGAAGGGGATTGGTCCCCGGCCAGTCAGGCCGCGCAACGCCTCGATGGCATCCAAGGCTTGCCTTGATAGGGGCACCCAATGATCCCGTGCATCGTCGTCCTTGTGCTGTAACCTGAGTTTCATGCGCGCTGCCGGGATGCGCCAGACGCCATCGTCCATATCAGTCCACTCCGACCATGGAGTGGTGATGAGCGTGCCCGGACGAACGACGGTCAGGGCGAGAATCCGTAAGGCTAGCTTGGTGGTTGGATGCGCTTTCTCAGCTTCGGCTTTAGCCAGCATCTCACGGGCGGCATCCAGATCGGTAATGGCGGGCTGGCGTCCCTTGACCATCGGAGCCATGGCCTTCTGCACCGTGGCAGCGGGATCGGCCTCGGCGCGGCCCGAGCTGATCGCGTAAACGAATACGGCGGACATGCGCTGCCGGACTCGCCGCGCCGTTTCCTTCGCGCGAGCCTCGATGCTGCGCAGAACGGACAACACCTCGGGCGCTCTGATGTCCGTGACCGGGATATTGCCGAGCACAGGGAAGACCTCGCGCTCAAGGCTGGTGATAACGTCGTCGGCGTGGCGCTCGACCCACTGGCTCTTATTCAGGTCGTACCATTCGCGGGCGATCGCTTCGAACGTGTTGGCGGTGCTGGTGACGTTTGCGAGCTTGCGCAGCTTCTTTTGGATGCTGGGATCGCGTCCTTCCCTCAAGGTTGCCTTGGCGGCATCACGAGCGGCTCGGGCATCAGCAAGGCTGATATCGGGGTAGGGGCCGATGCTGAGCAGCTTCTCTTTGCCGGCGTATAGGTACCTGAAACGCCACAGCTTGCCGCCTGCGGTCGAGACGTAGAGGTGCAGACCGCCCGAGTCGGCGAGCTTGTAAGCCTTGTCGCTGGCCTTTGCCTTCCTGATCGCGGTATCCGTCAGCATCGGAAAATACCCCATTTCCGTCCCGAATACCCCAACCGATACCCGGATTTTTCCGAGATTTAGCGGGAACGATTGGGACGGATTGGGATAAAGAACACCCTACAACATGCCGTTTTGCAAGGTATTTTTGGATCGGTTGGGATTACCTGGGAAGGGCAAATGGCGGAAGGGGTGGGATTCGAACCCACGGTACCCTTGCGGGCACGCCGGTTTTCAAGACCGGTTCCTTAAACCACTCGGACACCCTTCCATCCGTCGCGGTAGCCCTTAGCAAAGCCGGGCAGGGGCCGAAAGCCTGCAGAAGCCTCGCTGCACCCAATTTGTTGCGAACGAGGCCCGTGCGGCGACCATTGCGTCAGCTTCGGTCCACATCGACAGGCTCGATCCTGGCCCGGGCCCGCCGAACCTCAAAGCAACCAATAGTTTACCACGCCGCGCATACGATCTAATTTCCGCCTTGTTCGGTCTGCGGTATATTAACCTCGTCCTTCTAGAGAGGGGCGGATTGGGGATTTGGCCCGGCCGTCACGTAGGCCTGCGGCCATCAGCATGGTATTTTGGGGCACATGGGGATTCGCTGTTCTGCCACGATGATGGGGACGACGCGCGCCGTGGTCGTGGTGGGCACGTGCCTGTTGCTGGCAAACTGCGTATCGTCAGGCAAATTCAGCCGCGTCGATCCCAAATATGGTGTTTCCAGCAGTCCGCGCGTGGTTGCGTTTGGCGAACCGGTGCCGAAAGGCGGTGGGACCTACCGCGTCGGCAAACCCTACACGGTGGCCGGCCGGGTGTATGTCCCGCGGGAAAATCCGAATTATCGCGAGGAAGGCCTCGCTTCCTGGTATGGCGACGCATTCCACGGCCGCCTGACCGCCAACGGCGAAGTCTTCGATATGGAGTCGCTGACGGCCGCGCATCCCACCATGCCGATCCCAAGTTATGCGCGCGTCACCAATCTCAGCAATGGCAAGTCGCTCGTCGTCCGCGTCAATGACCGTGGACCTTATCATGGCAATCGCATCATCGACGTTTCCAACAAGGCGGCGCATCTGTTGGACTTCAAGGGGCGTGGTATCGCACGTGTCCGCGTCGAATATGTCGGCCGGGCCCCGCTGGAAGGATCGGACGACCGCCAACTCCTGGCCACGCTCAGGACCGGCGAGCCCGCACCGTCTCCATCCACCGTTCGCGTCGCCTCCGCTCGTCCATTCGTCCCCGAGATGCCGATGCGCTCGGCGCCGGCCGTGCATGGCAATGTTCCAATGCCCGAGGAGAGACCATACAGCCTCGGCAACACCGTCGCCGATGCGACCTCCGTCAACGCGACGTCGGAAATATCATCGTCACGGCGGATGCGTCGGGATACGCAACCGCTCGAGAACCCACGCGCGGTCGCTTATCACGAGCGCTCTTACGCCGCGGCCACTCCGCGACCGGTCGATGCCTATGCGCCGGTGGAACAGGAGAGCCCGCGGGAAATCCTCTCAGGACGCGGACTTTACTGAAAGACGGTTTCGGCAGCGCCGTGACCGAGCCGTCCGATCGTGCCGTGAAAGTCTCTACGGGCGCGCCTTTGCTCCTGTCACTCCGTTAAGGAACGAAATCAGCGCTGCGTTCACCTCGGCAGGGCGCTCCTGTTGAATCCAATGGCCGGCTCCTTCGATCAGCAATTTCCGTTTCAGGTTCGGCAGCACCCGTTCCATGTCATGGACCCGCTTGGCGCCGATCAATCCCTTGATCACGGAGTCTTCCGTTCCGGCGATGAACAGCGACGGCTGATGGATTTGCGCCCCTTGCCAGGGTGCCGTCAGATCCCAATTGCGGTCGATGTTCCGATACCAGTTCAATCCACCGCGAAAGCCAGACGCCTTGTACGCTGAAACGAATTCAGCCAGTTTGGCCTCCGTGATCCAGTCCGGCAACCGCCGTTCGATCGACGGATCGCCCAGAAAGCCGTGCTCCTGCTGAACGAAAAGTGACGCGGCGGGATCCGTGAAGCCGCGCGCGAACACTGCGCGCATGGTGAAATCGACGTCGCGTTCGAACTCCGATTCCGCGATGCCCGGCGTTTGAAAATACTGCCAGTAAAAATTGTCTATGCCATTGCTGCGCAATGTCTCCAGGGGGCGACCGCGCCCGCGCAGCGGGGGTGGGACGCTGAGCCCCGCCACGGCGGTGAAGATATCCGGCCGGAATAGCGCGGCATGCCAGGCAACGGGGGCACCCCAGTCGTGCCCGATAATCACGGCGGTCTTTTCACCCAGCGCCTCGACCAGCGCCACCATATCGCCCACCATGTCGAAGATGCTGTAGGCCTCAACGGCGGCAGGGGCGGTGGTTCGGCCGAAACCCCGCATGTCCGGCGCAACTACCCGATATCCGGCGGCGGCGATTGGCGTGAGCTGATGGCGCCAGGAATAGGATAGTTCGGGCCAGCCGTGGCACAGCAGCACCAGCGGTCCTCGGCCCTGCTCCCGGACGAACATCTCGATTCCGTTGACGGCGAGGGTGGTGTTGGACGACATCTGCGCCACCTCTGACACATGCGCTGGATGTCGCGACGATAGGGGTGATGATGCCGAGCCGCAACTGCGCGATTGGCGCGTTCCCGTCGCCCCGTGTTGTTCGGCGGGGGCCCGGCTGATAGACTGTCCGGCCAGGACATTCGTATGCGCACCGGCCGATTCACCCTTTCTTCAATGCTCAAAATACGCTGTCAGCGCGCCGTGCTGGCAGGCCTGATCGCATGCGGGCTTGCCTTTGCGCCGGCCAGCCATGCCGCCAACAATAGCGTGCAGGGCGCCAAGAAGGACGACGGCTTCTCCACCGAGGCGCCGACCGCCATTCTGATCGAAGGGTCGAGCGGCAGCGTGCTGTTCGAGAAGAATGCGGACGAGCTTCGGGCTCCCTCCAGCATGATGAAGCTGATGACCGTCGAAACGGTCTTTCATGCCCTCAAGGAGGGGCGGCTCAAGCTGACGGACGAGTTCAGGGTGAGCGAGAATGCCTGGCGCAAGGGCGGGGCGCCGGCCGGCGGCTCCACCATGTTCGCCGCAATCCACAGCATCATCTCGGTCAACGACCTGCTGCACGGCGC